ATACCGACTGATTTAAGAACTTCGCTACGACCCGTAATAACAGCGTGTGTGAGCATATCGTAAGTTTCGGATGAGTTCTTTGCTCCAACGATAGCGAAGTCCTGAGCAGCCCTCGCTAATAGCGCTGCCTTGCTCATATCTAAATGATTTTGCGCGAACTTAATAGCGGTCTTAGATGCAATTTCCATCTCAATACCCTCGGCTTTAATAGCAAGGGCTGTATCTTTAATCGCTTGATAACCGAGTCCTGTAGATTTACCGATGGCATCCATCGCATAATCTAGTTCTTCGATACGGGCAGCCGCCATAAATGACTTGGTACCAAAGGCGATAATTGCGGTAGTAAGTGCTGCGGAAGCAACGCCGATTCCGACCATTGCTCCGCGCAGACTGTCACTCTTTTGGGTGAACTGATCTACTGAAGCGGATGCTTGTTGCATCCCCTTGGTGAACTGTGCAGTTTCAGCGGTTAGCCGAGCGCGAACTTCCATGGTTGGACTTTCTGCCATTATCGCCTCGCTTTCGCTCTACGCTCTGCCTTCTCTTGCTCTTTTGCTTTGAGAGTCCACAACGCAGTCCACTCAGTTAATTCCATGCTAGTCAGGGGGCGGTGTGCTGGACTCCCGTGAAGAAGTTCAGCCACCGTCCGACCTAATTTTTCTGCTATCTCAAAAAGGATTCTACGCTCAGGATTCTTTAGGAAATCGCGCCTGTGCTTCGTCTACCGCCTTGTCAGTCAGACCAGATGAACCGAGAGCCTTAGTTGCAAGGCGCTCAATTACGGCACCATTCTTCGAAAGAATGGCTTCTTTATCTTGATCTGTAAAGACTGGTAGACCTGTCGCTGGGTCATAAACAGTTGCAATAACTGTTAATGCGTACATCTTGGCAACATCTGTCTTTTCACCATTTGATGCACCTTCGCCCAGTTTGGCGCGTTCTGCCGCTGTCATTGAGCGAACTTCTACGCTCACTCCCCACTCGGGAACTTCTACAAGTTCCTTTGTGATGTCATCGGCACTAAAGATTGTTTCTTTGAGACTCATTTATTTCTCCTTGGACACTAGGTTGGTCACGACTTATTAAGTTGTATTGTTATTAAATTATGCGAAAGTACCGCGTGTTACGGCACCTGTTACCTGGAACTCTGCTGAGTATGTCACGACATCGCCAACAGCACCAGACTTCTCGTAAGAAGTCATAAGGCACTCGCCTGTGTACTTGACCTGACCAGCAGTTGTGCCTTCTGGACCGTACTCAAATGAAAGTGTTGCAGCCTGACCGAGAACTCCTGCTAGGTGAGCATCAACTGTTGCATCAAAGTTTCCTGAGATTGACAGGCTGGAATCTGAAAGACCGACAATGTAGGACTTCGCAGAACTTCCGAAACTTGTAGTCTCGGCAGTCTCGATTGTCTGAGGGAATGAAACATCTGTGAGTGTGTTTGAAATATCGGTAAGTGAGCCACCTGCGTTGTCTACCTTGAATGAGGTGGATTTACCATGACGAAATGTAGGCATTTATTATCTCCTTGAAAAAGCCACGATTGGGGTGGCGGTACCTGTGGAACCTGCAACCGTGTAGTTCACGCGCAGGTATCTTGCTACTGATGTTCCAGCCGCAACCTCAACCCGATAAGATATTTTTTGGGCTGATGTAACTGCGGTGAAAGTCACCAAGTCTGTAAAGGTTGAGTTGTCGGCTGACTGCTGAACCTTTACGGTGATATTTCCGTTTCGGGTATTAGTCGGAACGGAAAGATGTGCGACTCCACCATTGGTGGATGCTGCGGCATTGTCCACGCTTGTTCCGCTTCCAGTTGCGCTAACGGCTGCACCAGAGGACAAGATGACCCCATGGTCTACACCATTATTTGACTGGAACTCGGCACTTGCCTGGACAACATCTGCGATTGCTCCTGATACCTCGTATGAAGTGGCATCGGACTCAAGCATTACGGCGCGAGCGCCGTTAGAATGACCTTCGGTTGCAACAATAACTTTTTCCTTCGTTGCCCCACCAAGAACTGTTGCAAAATAAGCATCGGTGCCAACACTTGCTGTGGCTTCGAACATACCTGAAAGAGATACGGTTCCATCTTTTAGACCAGGAATGTATTCCTTGGCGCTTGAGCCGAATGTACTTGTCTCGGCTGTCTCAACCATTGTTGATGCGCTTACATCATTAAAATAAGATGAGAAATCGAACTCATCTACGAAGATTTGAACATTTTTACCGTGACGGAAAGTAGGCATTATTTCTCCTCGACTGGGCGCTGGTGGATTGTTCCATCTTGAAGGAACCCGTCTCCATCGCCATCTTCGGCATCTGGGTTAAAGGCGACTTCTTCTTGATCAGCCTCAACTGGAGCCTCGACTGCTGGCTCAACAATTACTTCAGGCTTTGTTTCTTCAACTGTTTTTGCTGGCTTAGAGGAATCCTCAATAGCGCCAGACTCAAGTAGCCACTTGACTGATGTGGCTGGCAAATCTTCTACGACATCGCCAATTTCGGCGCGTTTGTTTGGTGGATAATCAATCCCCTGAAGTACACGGTACTTAGCCATCTATTCCTCCTTGACGGCGCATGGGTAGCCCAAGTACACCGTCTAAGGTCACATGGACACGGAGGTAAGACGACTAACTGGGGCGACTAGCGCACATTGGTTAAAGTGTATCGCATCGCTATTTTGTGCAATAAGAAAGCCCCTCGGCGCTTCCCCGTCGCCAAAGGGCTTTCTCAAATCTGAACATATCACGAACTCTCTCGGCGAGCGCGTTCCTCTCGAATCATGGCGAGTGTTAAAAAATATCCGATGCCGTCTACGACTGTATCGGGTTTTGTAATGTGTGCTTCTCTAGCGATCTTAACTCCGACCATGCAAAGACTTACCTGCTCGGCTGTGACCTCTATACCCAGGATTGCAGACCATATCTGAGCCGCCCTAGTAAAGTTATCTAAAGGATGCCCGTAAGCCTCCTGTCGGTCTCCAGAGACGAGTTCAGCCGCATACATGGCTAAGTCTCTTGGGTCATTCATTGAAGTAGTTGGAGGTCTGTTATCCCCCGCTCCGACACAACAAATGTCAGAACTCCCACATCCGCAGTTTCCCCCGTTGATTGACTCCACCATACGCTTCCCCCGTCTAATGCTGGAGCCTGGAGCCATTTGACTCCACCCCAATCTGCCATCTTGAGCGAATGATAGTGACCAGTCACCAAAATATCGCAGTCACCGATTTTATTACGCCCGAGTGTCTGATCAGCAATCCAACGGCGCAACTTGGCTTCAACTCCAGCCCCAGCGCGAGCCAGGTGACCGTGAGTAATTCCGATGATTTTTGTTCCCGCTTCAACTGTCAGCGATAGGGCATCTGTTGGAATGGCGAACTTGATATGTCCGTATGCCTCTGGGTTCGCCGCAAAGATTTCAGCAATGGACTCAACAAGGGCTACATCGTCATTGTCGTTAAGGGTAGTAAAGGCTTTTCCGTTTTTACGGTTCTCGCCATGGTTTCCACCAATCGCGGCAACTGTGATTTCTGGAGCCAACTTGGACCAGCGGATAAGGGCATCTCGTAGAAGGCGGCGAGCAATCTTTACCTGATCTCGCCTATCAACTTCCACCGTAAAAGTTTGGATGTCATAATGTCCATCACAACCTTCAACTAAATCACCGAGACAAAGGACAGTTATGGATTCGATAGGTCTACCCATCTTTTTCAACTCTTTGTATCGGGCTTCAACATCATCAATGGCTTGGAGCCAGCGACCAACTAAACCTTTAAGTCCATCTCCATCTTTCTTTCCTACCTGCCAATCCGCTGCAACTACAACAAGACTAGCCGCGCCTTCAATAAGTGGCTTTCTTTCTCTGGGCTTATGCTTTCGTATCTCTTGAATCAGATGGTCTATATCGGCGCGTTCTTTAGCCCCTTTACGAACGACTCTGCCTTTCCATTGGCGGTTCAACGCACCCTCGGTGTTTCCCCATACATTGAAAAGGACAGGCTCAACAACAGCGAAGTTTTCGGGGTCCAGACCCCAGATACGAAGAACTCCTGACCAATCTGGGTGAGTGTCACCTTCCATTGCTTCAGTAGTAACTACGCCTTCATTGCCATCCCACGAAACTCCAGGAGTCCATTCGGCGCTTCTTTTGCGCGACTCCATAGGTTGAGTCGTGTTGTTCTCTGAAGTCTTTAATAAGTTTTCAATAGCATCGTCTAAATTCATTTATGACACTTACATCCATCTAAGCCTTGCATCCTGCGGCGATGGCGGCGAACAACATTTGAACTCATCTCGAATCCGTAATCTGCAAGAACTTTAGTAATTGCCGTTCCCTCTACAGATGTATTCAAAAGAGCCTCGGCAAGTTTTTTTGAAAAAGCCTCGGGCAACTCACGAAGTAATTTACCCATAGCACACTCTCCACCAGGCAAGGTTTTCATGCCGTAGAGGGAGTCTAACTTAGAGGTGAACTCATCCAGACTTATTCTTTGACTTACATCTTGGGCATCGGATACTCCACGGGCGCGTTGCCGACTCAAAGAGGAGTCTGTCGCATTTCCAGCACCTTTGGAACTCGTCTGTCGTTGCGTTTCTGCCATAAGGGTCTACCACTCTCTCCTGGGGAGCCAATGGCTCCGTGGTTATTTCCTCACTAGACATCGGAAATTTACCGATAGTAGTGGTCGCTGCTTTGGGTCTATCCCCAATGGATTAACACTACCCATTGGCTCCATACGCAAAACCGTGACACCAGAAATTGTGACATCAGTTATGGATGCAAGCAAGTTTCGAATCGCATCGATTTTGTCTCGCGCTGTTGGGTAATCATCTTTGCCAGCGCGACAGATAATCTGAATCATTGGGTAGTCAATAACAATTCCACCTGTACCCATAGTGAAGGCTGGAGGTGAACCAGCGTTCTCATAGACGGCTGTGCAGACATCTGGAGACTCTGGCAATGTGGCTAAAAATATGGAAGTTCCAAGGGTGCCTTGAGAAGTATGAGCGCCGAAAGCGCTTGAAGTATTCTGTAGGTAGTCACCTATAGATTCAAGAATTGTTGGCATCAGACTGCTCCGTTCTTTCTCATAAGGTCTATTATTCTACGCGCCATGTTTTTCTGGATTTCTGGCAATCTCTCCATAAATGGCTGTTCAAGGAACTTCGCCTGAGTTGGAGAATTGTGATAATTGCCCAATATCTCATGGACATAAAGTGCGTATGGGGCTGCTGGACCACCGAAGAAAATATCAACTCCGATGCCTTGAGGGGTATTCATAGGGGCAGATACGCCTCCAGAACCACGCAAAGCGCCCGTATCAATAGGGGTTAAGATCATCGCCTTAGCAAAAATCATGTTGGCTTCTTCGAGGATTACTTGACCAACAATTAGACCTGCATCTTTGCCTGATACCTCAAGCATTTTACGCAACTCTTGAGCGCCTTCTATTTCAAAGGTAAAGGTCTGCGCCATGGTTATCTACCAAAGCGTATTACGGTGTGATGCGCTCCATTTTCATCCGCGATATTGTCTACTGCGTTGAT